TCAGCATTTGATGCAGGCGAGCAGGGCGATGTTGCGGGGGCGAACTGTGAATTCTTCTAAGCCGATTTGACTAGTTGAGTCACCGCTAGACTCATATGCAAGCTTGCCCCCCCAATTGCCACCGCCGCCGCTACTGGCTGCGACACCGCTTCGGCTGTCAAAGTTATGAGGGCGAACTCCGTCATGCCAACTTGTGCCAGGATAAGTACCATCCAGGCGACTAGTGATAACAACGCTGGTCGCACCCTGAGATCCGCCTAGTATTCGACCGGAATCAACGCCGCGTCCATTATCCCAGCCGCGGATGAATTCGCCGCAGAGGTTGGGCAATCCAAATGTCGTCGAGCCATCGCCATTTCCATAGAGGCCGCCAATCGCGGCGAACAGCGCCGGGTAGTCCTTGCGTACAACTGCCCGCCCGTCGGCGATCAGCCAGCCGGCAGGCGCGTCTTTCATCGCGAAGTAGGCCACCATGCCGGCTGGCGCGACGGCATTGACCTGAGTCGAAGTTGCGCCGTCAGCAATCCCGTAGCCAGCCAGCGTGGTGGCCTTGTCGGCCTTGTTCGACAATTGCTTGGTAATCGAGGCTGCATAGTTGGCATCGTTGCCCAGCGCGGCAGCCAGCTCTTGCAAGGTGTTAAGCGCGCCAGGTGCGCCGGCTACCAGATCATTGACCGCTTTTTGCAGATCCATCTTGCTGGCGCCGTCGGTGATGCCGTAATCGGCCAGCGTGCTTTGCTGCCCGGTTTTCAGCAGCTTGACCCAGGGCTGCCAGTTGCCGTCTTGCAGCCGCTGTTCGTAAGTGGCGCCGCCCCACATCCAGTAGACCTGGCTGCCCCATTTGTCATTGAGGAAGTTGGCCAGTAGCATGCCGTTGTTTTTGTCCGGAGTTCCATTCACCAGGCTGCTGTCGACGTGGTAGAGGCCGTTGGGACGCACGGTTTGCAGCGAGCCGCTATTGATGTTTTTGGCGTAGCCGGACAGGCCGGCGGCGTTCAGTGCCTGTTCGACGCGTAGCGGCGTCATCGCCTTGACGTTGTCGGTGCCCACTTCGGCTTCGGCCTGGCTGGCGACGACGATGCCGTATCCGGCCAGCGTGGTGGGTTTGCTGTTGCCGCCCCAGGCGATGCTCTGAACGGCTTGCAGCAGCTGGTCCTTACGCGTCGAGTCTGGGGCCTGGCCGCTGTTCTTGATCACGGTCAGCAGTTCCTGCGCGGCCGATTGCACGCTGTTCAGCCATTCGGCGGCGACGATGGTGCCGAGCTCGCCAGTGGCGGGATTGCCGTCATGAAATAGGCTGTCGGGGCTATTGATGGGTTTGAGGTCTTGCATGGAAAACGCCTCCCGCTGGGTAAAGAAAAATCGGCCGCAGGGCCGATGACGGATGTCGTTGTTTGAGAATGACGGTGATTGTGCGGGAGCGAGCACGATGAAATGAGTGGACGGATTTCAGTACATTCCGTTGGTGAGACCTGTGATATCGCACGGGAAAAATAGAGTGGAGCCCGGTGACTTTCCGGTACCAAACGCCAACATTTATTTCGTTGTTTGATACGCTAAAGACGCCGGACCGCATTTGCCTAGTTCATGCGGAGGGCTAGGCAATTGTTTGTTGGACTTGCCTATGTTCCGGCTGGATACTCCGGCCGAGAGGGAAGCGGTTTAGACGAGTCGCCAGCGCTTGCGCCGATGATGCTGCGTAGCGCTTTGCGATAGCTTGCCCATGTGGATGGAACCGCCACGCCGGCCTCATAGCAACGAAGAATGGTCTTGTCCGAGTCGGCAAGGGCCGACTGTGCTTGAAGTTGGTATAGCGCCCAAGCTTGCTCAGTTGCCGGTGCGGTGGATGCAGGCGGCGCGGGAGGGGTGAATACGCCATTGGCGTATGTCCAGCCTGGGCCGGCGTTATCCGATGCGATGGCTTGAAGTCCACTGGAGGGCTGCCAGCCGTCGCTCCCGTCCCACATCACCACGTTTACCACGTTGCTGTTCTGGTCGATCAGCATATAGCGCTGCGCGTTGCTCATGATTCCTCCTACCATTCAACGATGACTAAGCCGGATGCGCCAATTTGGCCATTCTGGTTATAACCTGCGGCCCGGCCGCCGCCGCCGCCGCCGCCATACAAAACGCTGGGCTGCGGCCCATGGCCAGCAAATGACGGGGCGCTGAAGATATTGGATCCTCCCGCGCCGCCATCGGGTCGGGTATTCGGCAAGTCGCTACCGGGGCCGCCATACCCAGCCAGCGATGCGCTGCCGGGTGCGCCTCCGTTGGAGTGGGAGGGCTGGCATGCGCCGCCGTTGCCGCCGGGAATACTCAGGTTGCCGAAGGTGGTGGTGCCGCCGGTTCCCCCCGTGCTGTTGGCATAGGTACCGCCGTTGCCGGAGCCGATCCCGCCAGCGCCGCCAGCGCCTATCGTCAGCGGAATGGTCTGTCCCGGGGTGACGGCGAGGGGAGCCTTGAAAAGAACGCCGCCGGCACCGCCGCCGCCTGGCGTATACGGTGCTCCGGCAATGGCGCCCGCGCCACCACCACCGCCGCCGACCAGCGTCACATATAGCCGCGTTACGCAGGGAGGCACTGTGAATGCGCCGCTGGAGGCAAACAGTTGCATGCCTCTCAAACCGCCGAATAGTTGATTCACTTGTACCGCATGCTGGCCTTGAGTGGCGGGCGCGACATTGAATGCTTGGTTTGTATCGCCGTTTTTGGCGGCGGCATCGGCAATGCCATAGCCGGCCAGGGTAGTGGCCTTGCCTGCCTTGCCGGCTAGCTGATTGGTGATGGTGGCGGCGAAGTTCTGGTCATTGCCCAGCGCCGCAGCCAGCTCCTGCAAGGTGTTCAGTGCGCCGGGTGCGCCGGCTACCAGATCATTGATCGCTTTTTGCAGGTCATTCTTGCTGGCGCCGTCGGTGATGCCGTAATCGGCCAGCGTGCTTTGCTGCCCGGTTTTCAGCAGCTTGACCCAGGGCTGCCAGTTGCCGTTTTCCAGCCGCTGTTCGTAAGTGGCGCCACCCCACATCCAGTAGACCTGGCTGCCCCATTTGTCGCTGAGGAAGTTAGCCAGCAGCATGCCGTTGCTTTTATCCGGGGTTCCGTTCACCAGGCTGCTGTCGACGTGGTAGAGGCCGTTGGGGCGCACGGTTTGCAGCGAGCCGCTGGTGAGGTTTTTGGCGTAGCCAGACAAGCCGGCGGCGTTCAGCGCCTGCTCGACGCGCAGCGGCGTCATCGCCTTGACGTTGTCGGTGCCCGCTTCCGCCTCAGCCTGGCTGGCGATGGCGATGCCGTAGCCAGCCAACGTGGTGGGTTTGCTGTTGCCGCCCCAGGCGATGTTCTGCACTGCCTGCTGCAGCTGATCCTTGCGCGAGGGGTCGGGGCTTTGGCCGCTGGTCTTGAGCAGGGTCAGCACTTCTTGCTGGGCGGACTGTACCGCCGATTGCATGCCGTTCAGCCACTCAGAGGTGACCACGGTGCCGAGTTCGCCGGTGTAGGGGTTGCCGTCGTGGAACAGGCCATCCGGGCTGTTGATGGGTTTGAGCTGGTCTTGCATGTGGGGCGCCTCCCGCTGGTAAAGAGAAATCGGCCGCCGGGGCCGATGACAGATGTCGCTGATCTGGAATGACGGTGATTGTGCGGGAAGCGGGCGCGGCGGCTCAGTGGACGGATGTCAGTGCGGCAAGCGCGAAAAACGGCAGCGCGGGGCTACCGTTTCGGGGGGCTGGGGTTGAGTGGTTTAGCCTGGTTGCTTGGGCCAGTCGGCGTCCACCAGCCGCGGCCACATCGCCAGGTCCGGCAGGCGGGACAGGTCCACGCAGTAGCGTTTCCAGGCGGCCAGTTTTTGCAGCTCGTCGGCGGTGGCGATGCCGATGGATTCGGCGTCTTCCAGCGGCCGTCGGGCGGCGTAGGCGTCGGCCAGGCGCTGTTTCAGCTCGGCGCTGGTCTTCTGCGCCAGCGCGGCGGACTGCGCGGTCTTGTTGATGCTCCAGCTCTTGCCGTCCCAGGCCGGGAATTCGCAGGGCTGCAGCAACGTGGCGCGCAGGCTTTCAGGCGTGTCGCCCAGGCGCGCCTGGATGGGTTGCGCGGTGTCGATGCTCCATAGTTTGACGGCGCGCCAGTCTGGCGACACGGTCCAGCCGCCCTCGCGGAAGACGGCAGTCTGGCGCTCGGCGGTGGCCGGAGGCTGCTGCTCGGTGCTGTGGGCGGGCAGCAGCCAGACGCCGGGCTCCAGCGGGGAGGGCGTAGCTGCGATGGGACCTTGATACTCCCCTGTTTGCGGGTGGTAGTCGTAGACGGTTTTGTTGTCTTGCATGGCGGTTTCCTTAGTACTTGATGCAGGGGAGCAGGGCGATGTTGCGGGGGCGGGTCATGTACATCCAGTTTTGAGGATTGCCAGCGAAGACTTGGCTGATGGTTTGCTGGTTGAGCAGGGTCAGGTTATTGATAACCAGCCCGCTGGTGTAATCCTTCACTTCGGGCACAAAGTCATAGCCCGCGACATCGCGTACGGCCTTGTTGGTCATATTGTTGATGATGCCGCCCGCGTAGGTGTCTTGGTCGTCGTTATGAATGACCAGCGATCCTTTCTGCTTGGAGCCAAATACCCGGCCCTGATCCACGTTGGCATCCCAGCCGCGCACAAACTCTCCGCGCAGGTCAGGAAGATTGAAGGTGGTGGTGCCATCGCCGGCGCCGTAGGTGGTGCTGATGGCGGCGAATAGAGAGGCGAACGTGCTGCGGCTGATCGCTGCGCCATTGGCCGGCAGCCAACCATCGGGCGGGGTGGCCATCGCGAAGAACGCCACCTGGCCGGTCAAGTGGCCGTCATGAATCAAGGTATGCCAAGGATTCCAGCGGTTGGCGTCATCGTTGCGGGTGCGAAAGCGCATCACGTAACCGGTGGTGTAATCGGCGGTCAGTTGGCAGGGGTAATTGAGATTGCTGTTTGCCTCTCCCAGGCCGCCGAAAGCGATGTAAGGACCGGTGACACCGCTGGAGGTGCCGTAGTTGAAGCCGGTCTCGCAAGCGGTGATGGCGTCGTCGAGGGAGGTTTTATCGTCAATGCTGATGCGATAGCGGCGTCTCTTGATGAAAGAGGCATCGTTGCCGCCGTGCCAGACACGGTATTCATTGCCCGATCCTTCTTTCAGCATGAGGGTATCGTCGCCATAGCCTTTATGGACCAGCGCCACCGCGCTGTTGCCTGGGCGGTGAAGGCCCAGCGACGGGAAGTCGGTGCCGGTGGAGCGCAATTCCAGTGTGCCGTTGCTGTAAATGCCATTGTCGTAATTGTTGGCTGTTGTCTTAATGACCCGCGCAGTTTGACCGGTGGACAGCTCCAGCGTGTTGATGCCGTAGCCGGCCAGCGAGCTGGACTTGTCGGCCTTGCCGGCGAGCTTGTTGGTGATGGTGGAGGCGAAGTTGTTGTCGTTGCCCAGCGCCGCCGCCAGTTCCTGCAGCGTGTTCAGCGCGCCCGGCGCGCCGCTGACCAGCCCGTCCACCGCCGCCTTCAGCTCGGCCTTGGTCGCGCCATCGGTGATGCCGTAGCCGGCCAGCGTGGTGGCGGCGTCGGCCAGCTTCTGCCATTGGCTCCAGTTGCCGCGGTAGCGGCAGCGGTACCAGCAGCCGGCGTTGTTGTAGCACTGATACTGTTGGTAGACCATTTCGCCATCGGCAAAGACAAACAGCAGGCCGGCGTACGGCGCCGGGTAATTGGCGCCGTTGGCGGCGTAAGCGTTGGCGGGATTGTGATACAGGCCGTCGTCGGCGATGTTGTTCAAGTCGACCCTGTCGCCCAGCTGCGGCCGCAGGGTCAGGCCATCGGCGATGCCGTAGCCCGCCAGGGTAGTCGGCTTGGCATTGCCGCCCCAGGCCAGCTGCTTGATTGCCTGCACTAGCTGGTCCTGGCGCGCAGGGTCGGCTTTCTGGCCGTTGTTGCTGCCGATCACGGACAGCACTTCTTGCTGAGTGGTCTGGATGGCGGACTGCACGGTGTTCAGCCAGTCGGCGGAGACGATGGTGCCCAGCTCGCCGGTTCTGGGGTCGCCATCGTGGAATTTCTGGTCCGGCGTGGGAACGGGCTTGATCGGGTCTTGCATGGAGCGCTCCTGGAGTAAGGATGGGACGGGGGCGCTGATGGGAATCAGCGTCGGGGGGGGGAAGCGGAGAGAAACGCGCGGGGGCGCGCGTCTGTTACGGCTGGTAGGCGAAGTAGACGAAGGTGTGAGCCGGCTTGAGATCGTTGAACAGCTCTTCCAGCCTGGGGTCGCCGAAGGCGCACAATCGTTCGCCCGCCAGCGACTGGCCGGCGCGGAACTGGTAAGGGCGCACCTTGCTGCCGAACACGGTCACCTGCCATACCCAGGGGATGTCGGCGCTCCACAGCTGCTGGCCGGCGCGGTTGACGCCGGCGCGGAACGGCTGCGGCTCGTCGATCTGAATCTTATAGCCCATGCCGGCAGCCAGCCGAGTGAAGTAGGGGATGGACAGGCCGCCGGTTTCGGCCAGCTTGGCCAGCACCGCCTGCCGGCGTTGCTGGTAGGTGGCGTCGGACGGCGGCGTCAGGCCGCATACCCGCTCCCATTCCGGCAGCATCGCCTCTGCCTGAAAGGGGGTGACGGCGCCGGCCAGCTGGCGGGCGGAGTTCTGCGCGCGGTCCAGCGCCGCGCCCTCGCTGGCCAGCTCGGCTTGCAGCCGCGGCCCGTTCGGGTTGTAGCTGACCGGCGGCAGCAGCCGGGTCAGCAGGTCTTGATAGGGCGGTTGCGGCGTCATTTCAGCAGCCCCACTGTCAGTTTGCCCAGCCGCAGCCATTCCACTTTGGAGGGATCAGAGACGGGATCGACATTGCCGGCCGGCGAGTTGAGCTGGCGGTCCTGCACGCCGGGCAGGTCGGAGATCAGCGCTTCGATCCGGCTCTTGACCAGCCGTTCGCCCGGGGCGAGGCCGGCGAAGTAGGCCTGCAGCGTTTGCTGCAACAGCGGCGTGAACGCGTCCAGGTTCGCGCCGCCCAGATTGAGCGCCACGTCGATGTCCACCGGGCGCGGCGTCGGCGCCAGCACCAGGCAGCTCTTGGCGGTGACCGGGCGCAGGTCTTCGATGTGGCTCTGCACATTGGCGAGAATTTCCTGGGACGGTAGGTCGCCGTTGGCGGTGATCACCACGTCCACGGTGCCCAGGCCGCGGCGCAGCGGATAGACGTAGGCGGCGGAGACGCCTTTCACTTCCATCGCCCAGCGGCGGTAGTCGTGCCTGTTGCCGCCGGCCGGCGGACGGCGGATCAGTTCCAGCAGCCGATCCAGCAAGGCCGCGTCGTCTTCCACGTCCACGCCGTTGCGCATGCTGAGCAGCAGCGCCTTGGGTTTGACGCCGGAGGGCGCCTGCATCAGCTCCACCGGCAGATTGTCCGGTTGATTGGCGGCGGCGCCTGCCTGGCTGGCGAAGATGGGCAGCTCGGCCTGTTGGTTGTCGTCCAGCCGGACCGAATACGGGCTGCCATCCGGGTTGGTGGCCGGGGTGGCGTACAGTTGCTCGCCCACCCGTAGTTGCAGGCTGCCGGTGACGACGGCGCCGGCATTGCCGCTGATGCGCAGTGTGCCGCTGGCCGCGGTGGCCGGCTTGCGCACGATGCCGCGCAGGCGGGCGTGTTGTTCCAGGTATTCGCTGTCGGCGGTATCGGGGAAGATCTGGCGGGCGATCCAGCTCTGGTGCTGGTACAGGCCCTCCACCGCGCTGGCCACCGAACTGGCGCGGACGAAGTAATCGCTGTCCGGCGCGATGTCGGCGTCGGCGCGCAGGTTTTGCAGGTCGCGCAGCAGCGTGTCGCGGATGCTGGCGAAATCGGGAGTGGACAGAGGCATCAGGCTATCCTCACTTGGTGTTGGAAATGGCGGATGTGGCCGCCGGTTTCGGCGACTTCGATGTTCAGGAGCAGCCGGCCGGCGCCTTGCCGCTGCGACGACACCTGGACGCGGCTGGCGCGGCCGTCCTGCAGCAGCGGCTGCAGCGTCTGCTCGGCGTATTGGCAGGCCAACAGGTCGATGCGGCTGCTGTCCTTGCTGCGGGACAGCTCATGCAGGCGCGAGCCCAGCGTCGGGTCGGCCCACCAGCCGCCCAGCGGGGTCATCAGGCGCAGGTAGACGGCGTTGGCGAGGGTGTCGGTGGAGCCGCCGGCGTAGTCGCCGGTGATGGGGTCCAATAGTGGGTCCATGGCGTTATTTTCCGGGTTTGGCGGTTGGAGGATCAGGGGACGGGGGTCAGTGGCCGCGCGAGGCGCGGCCTGGGGCCGGCTCAGCCTTTGGGCGGGCTGGTCACGCCGCCGGAGTCGCCGTTGTGGATGTGGCCTTGCAGGCTGATGCCGCCGGCCTTCACATCGCCGCTGGCGCTGACGCTGCCGGTGACCTTGGCGCCGCCGCCGCCTTGGATGGCCAGGCCGCCGTTGCCGCTGATCTGGCCCTGGGCGATGAACTGCGCGCTGGCGTTCAGCTTGGGCGTGGTGAAGCTGGCCTGTTCGCTGGCATTGACCTGCCAGGTCTTGCAGTCGAGCTGGAAGGTGTCGCACTCCACCGCGATGATCCTGCCGCGTTTGAGCACGATCTTGCTGCCTTCGTCGCTGTACAGCGCCACTTCGCCGGGTTGCAGCGATTGCAGCCGGTAGCTGCCGTGCTCGGTGGCGATCACCACGCTGTGGGTGGTGCGGCCGCCCAGCGGCAGCACCATGGCCATGCTGCCCGGCGGCGGGTTGGAGGTGTAGCCGTAATGCTGGAACAGCTCGGCGTCCTGCAGCCGCTCGCCGGCCAGCGCGTCGGCCTGCGCCGCCTGCACGCCGCCGTCGCTGTCGACGTGGGTGAGCACCGCGCGGAAGCCCTGGCGCACATTGCTGAAGGCGCGGCGGATGCGTTGGTCTACTTCATGCCACATGTTTTTCTCCTTATTGCTTGCCGGCGCGCATCACCGGAATCCAGCACTTGTCTTCCTTCAGCGTCAGCCGGGTGACGCTGCCCTGGCCGCGGCCGCCCTCGAAAGTGCGGGACATCAGGAAATAGGTGCCGTTGATGCCGTGCGGCTCGCTTTCTACCTCGATGCGCTGGCCCGGCGTCCACAACGCGCCCTGGCTGTCGCGGTGGCCGGCCACGGTGGCGGTCAGCGTGTAGCCGGCCAGCCGGGCGTCGGCCAGCATCTTGTCGGCGCGGGCGGCCAGCTCGGCCGGGCTGGCGGCGTCCGGCTCCACCTGGATGCGCGGCTTGTGGTAGCAGACGTCGGAATCGAAGACGTGGTGTGTCATCGCGTGGCGGCCCGGCGTCAGCGATTGGCCGTGGCCCTGGCCCAGCAGCGTCAGCTCGGAATAGCGCTGCGCGTGGGAGCGGGTCTCCGCCAGGCTCAGCACGTTGTTGCCCTTGCCGTCGCGGCGCAGGATCAGCCGCGCGCTGGCCGGCCGGCTGTAGTCCGGGCCGCCCACCACCAGCGTGCCGTCCGGGTCGAACCAGGCGGTCAGGCCGTTGGCCTGGGCGGCGCGGGTGAGCACGTCCCAGGCGCTGTTGCCGGGATCGACGTTGATCTTCTCGATCTGCCCCTTGGCCTTGGCGTCGACGCGGATGTTGGCGATGCCCAGCGGCTTCACCACGTTGTCCAGCACGTCCTGCAGCGTCATGCCCTTGCCGGTGAACAGCGGCGCGCTGCAATCGAGCAGCATGCCGGCCAGGTCGCGGCCGGACAGCGCCAGCTGGTGGCTGCCGGAGGCGACGCTGTGGCTGATGTCGTCGATGCGGCCCATCAGCACCGTTTCGCCACCGACCTGCACCTTGACCATCGCGCCCGGTTCCACGTCGGGCGGGAACACCCCGCCGGGCAGGCCCAGCGACACCTGCCAGGCGTCGGCGGCGACGACCAGGTCGGAGTCGACCGAGTAGTGGGTCCAGTCGCCGTGCTGGCGGCCGCCTATCTGCAGGCTGACGGTGTGATTAGCTGGCGTAGCCATAGACCAGGGTCCCCGGAGTCAGATGGTTGGGTTGGGACAGCTGCGGATTCAGCCGCAGCAGCTCGGCGGCGCGCTCGCTGTCGCCGTACCACAGGTGGGCCAGCTGGCGCAGATTGCAGGCGGATTCCACCTTGCGTTTCAGCAGCGGCGGCTTGGCGGCGATCAGCGCGGCGGCGCCTTGCTGCACCTGCAGGCCCAGCTCGCGCAGGCCGTACACCACCTTGTAGGCGTCCTCGGCCGGCAGCGCGGCGCGCCACTGGTCTATCGTGGTTTGCAGCGAGGCGCGCACGTCGCCGGCGATCTGTTCCAGCGCCGGTGGGGTCAGCGTCGGTTTCTGCGATTCGCTGGCGAAGATGCCGCCGGCGGCGGAGGCGAGCTTGGTGGATACGTTGAGCTGCAGCAGCGCGTCGATGCGGCGCTGGTCGTCGCTCCACACCGACAGCGAGGCGCTGGCGGACACCGGCGTGATGCCCTGGCGCACCGCGTCCGGCAAGCCTTCCAGCCGGCGGCGCAGCGCCTTCCAGTCGGCCAGCGTGGCCGACGACATCTCGGCGGCGGTTTTCAGCGCCGGCAGCGGGCCGATCTCCGCTTTCAGATCGAAGCGCCAGTTGGCCGCCTCATCCACCAGCTGCTTGGCCTGGGCGACGAAGGCTTGCGGATAGGCGAGCAGATCGGTCGCCTGGGCCACGGCCTGGTTGGCCATCGCGGCGAGCTGGCGGACGGTGGCGGTCAGCTGCTGGCGCAGCGCGGCGACGCGGGCCAGGGCGCCCTTGGCGGTGGCCACCAGGCCCTGGGCCTTGGAAAAGGCCTCGCCGGCCATCTGGCGCAGCTTGTCCACCTGCGACGAGATGGCTTCCACTTGCGGCAGCGTCTTCTTGGCGGCGAAGAAAGGATTGCCCGGCGTGGCTTCCACCCAGTTGATTTCCACGGTGCAGGAGTCGGTGGCGTCGGCGTCGTGGCTGATCTGGTAATCCACCACCTGGGCCTGCGGCATGCTGCCGAACACCGGATGGACCAGCTCGCCGGGGCCGGCGGCATCCAGCGCGGCGACGAACTGGCGCAGCCGGTGCTGGTAATCCTTGCCCCAGAACATGGCCGACAGCGACACCTTGCGCGCCTTGCGGCCCAGGTCTTCCACGTCGGCCCCGTCCTTGTACGGGTATTCGTGCATCGCCTGGTCGCGCTGCGCGCTGTCCACGCTCTTCAGGCAATCGAAGCGCACGCCGCGGAAGCTGGCGTCCACCAGGGGGCCGGCGGACAGGCCGGCGAACACATTGAGGCTGAACATCAGCTCCTCCTTTGTTGTTGGCTGTTGGCGGCGTTGACGGCGGCGACGATGTTGCCGTTTTGCACGTCGACGGTGATTTGGATGGGCTTGGCCAACGGGGCCAGCGTGGCATTCAACTGGCCGATCAGGACGGCGAGCTGGGCTAGCTGGGCATCCAGATTGACGGGACCAGCTTGCTGGGCGGGCTTAGCTTGAGCGGACTGCTTTTGAGCCGGCTTCGCCGCGGCTTGCTGTTTGGGCTGAGCGGGTTCTTTCTTTCCTGCAGCTTCGATTTTGGTCTGAGCTTGCTCAGTTTTTTCCTGCTTCACAGCTTCTACGTCGACGTGCTGCTTGGCTTTCGCCTGCTCGACCGCTTTCTGCTTCACAGCTTCGGCGTCGGCGCGCTGCCTGGCTTTCGCCTGCTCAGCGGCTTTCTGTTTCACAGCTTCGGCGTCGGCGCGCTGCTTGGCTTTCGCCTGCTCAGCGGCTTTCTGTTTCACAGCTTCGGCGTCGGCGCGCTGCTTGGCTTTCGCCTGCTCGGCCGTTTTCTGCTTCGCAGCTTCGGCGTCGGCGTGCTGTTTGGCTTTCGCCTTTTCAGCCACAGCATTGGCATCTGCTTGTTGTTGGGAACTGGTTTGGCTCGTTTTTTTATTATGGGGAGTAGTCGGGGCTACCTTGTTGGGTATGACCGTATTGGCTGCTTCCGATGCTTTCCCCTCAATTGCATTGACTTTCTCTTGATTGCCATTGCTTTTTAATCGTAAGGCACCTTTGAATCTTTTTTTCCATTCCCAGCTCTGCAAATAGGTCGAAGCAGGCCCTGTGCTAGTTTGAGAGCCAAAGAATTTCGCTTTTCCATCTTTGTCATAGCCTTCAAAAATAGCTATGTGCTGCCCACCCTTACCACTGAACATCATTAGGTCGCCAGGCTTCATTGCGCCTGGTTCAAGGGCTTTATCTTTCGAAATAGGAGTAAAGTTCTTTTTGGCGAGTTCTGTAACGGTACTTCCATTAAATAAGCTGCTAGTTGTGAATCCAGCCTGTGAAGGGAGTCCGGCAAGGGGGACTCCGCTTTCTTTCAATGCACGCCAAACAAGTGCTGAGCAGTCTACGCCTTTCAGCCCATCACCATCGGCATCTTTTTCCAGTCGGCTTGTGTCAGTTTTGCCATCTCGTGATTTGTTTTTGCTTCTGCCATCTGGCCGGCCGTACTCAAATTTCCCTGGTTTGAAGTAAGATTTAGCTGCTTGTATTATCTTCTCACCCTGATGATTGTTGTTATTGGATGGGGTGATGTCTGTGTTTTTACCAGTTAATTGAGTGATATCAGCAACTCTAGCTAACTGATTTTTAATTTCCTCTTCCATGGTTTCTAGGAGTGAGCTTTGCTTTTGATTACTCTTCTTTTGAGGGCCTTTTCCTAGAGGTATACCCTGATCTTTTCCTGGAGTGGTTTTTTTTTCTGCAATCTTAGGGGCTAGTTCTTTAATAGCCTTCTGAGCTATTTGCGCATATTTTTCCGATGATGTTCCGTTGGCATCTCGAGTGGCGACATTATTTTTGAATAGCTTATTGGCTCCTCCTGCACCCGTTAAATGTGCCGCTGCCGCATATGCTGCTATTGTGTCTGATGGCTCTTGCCCACTAATTGCTTTGAAATGAATGCCTTGCTGAATCTGTTTGTTGGTATATTCAACAAATTTTTTATCTTGTAATGTTTTGTCTGAAAGAAAGGTATCTAATCCACCATCAATCTTCCAGTTCGACTTATCGCGTAGAAATTTCTCTTGCAGACTGTCTCCTTCTTTGTACCATATGCTCTTCCATTCCTCGCCCTTATGGTTCTTCTTTAATTCTTTTATTGTGTTTTCATATTTCTTTCGATCAACTAATCCAGTTTCTACTAAAGCATCAGCACCAAATTGATATTGGCCAAAGTATCCCTTTTTATTGTGTTGATTAAGAACCCCTCCGCTCTCCCTTTGCATGATTGCAGATGCATATGCTTTGGTCTCTGGGCCGCTCAAACCATTAATTTTTTCTTCGCTTTGAAATTTTAATGCATGATCAACATAATCAAATACATGACCACGAGGCTGTGCACGTGGTCTTGCTTTTTTCCTACTTGCCATGAGCGATATCCTCTTGAGGGAGATATAAGAAAAGAGCTGCCTGCCATGCTGCAGGCAGCTCTCTAAAAGTGGGCTTAAGTTTTATTCCACCACCTTCCGCAGCGACATCAACTTGATATCGCGGCGCGCTTCGCTTTCCACGCCGTATTTCTCGCCGACTTCCAGCGTGAAGCAGTCCAGGTAGCTGGTGCGCTTGCCGCCCGGGGCCAGCGGGAATTCGGTCAGCTTGGCGCCTTCGATCGCTTCCCAGTCCAGGTCGCCGGTCAGCGGGATGGAGACGGTGACTGCCAGGTCGTATTCGGAGATGCCGCGGGCGAAGCCCTTGGCGCGGCCGCTGGAGTTCATCGTCTTCACCACCTTGCGGCCGGTGCGGCTGCTGACGTTTAGGTCGATGACGTCGATTTCCTGGCCGTTCACTTCCAGGACGATGGAGCCTGCGTATTCTTTCAAAGCCATGAGACTTTCCTTTTCGATTCGGGATTGGGCGGCCGGGCGGCGGCCCGGCCGGCTGGGATGTTGGAGGAAGGGGGAGAGGCGGGGCGGCCGAGGGCTGCGGGATCAGCCGCCTTGCCGCGCGCTTACAGCAGCAGGTCGATGCGGCCGGCGAACACGTGCAGGCCATTGACCACGTCCACCGGGATCTTGGCGTCCAGGCGGTTGGCGTCTTGCAGGTCGCGCTCGACGATCAGGCCGGCCTTGTTGGCTTCCACCTGTTCGATGATTTCCAGCTCTTCCAGCTTGTACAGCACGTCCAGCAGCTCGGAGCGGACCTTGGACGGGGTGCGGTCGGACAGCTTCTCGCGCGGGAAGCGCAGCGCGATGCGCTCGCGGCAGGCGCGGCGCACGTAGTCCAGCGTGCGGATGGTGGTGATGTCCAGCAACGACACGTCGTCCACGCCCTGCGCGTCCTTGGTGTAGGTGCTGATGGCGCGCACGATCTGCACGCGGTCGCCGGCGGCCACTTCCAGCGGGGTCACGCCGTTGTAGAGCGCGTTTTCCTGCTCGGTGCGGCTGGTGCGGGAAGCCAGGTCCACCACGTCCAGACCCTTCAACTCCAGGGTGTTCAGCGGACGGGCCGGATCTTCCTCGCTGGCGATCACGGCGGCGTAGGCGGCGGCGATGTCGGCCGACAGCTTGGCCGAGCCGCGGTACCAGGCGGCGGTGACGCGGCCGCTGTCCAGCTTGGCGGACAAGGCGGAGGCGTCGGCCAGCGCGCCGGTGGTGGCGATCACGCCGATGGCGCCGCGTTGTTCCAGCGGGCCGGACACGAAGTCCAGGTGATTGCGCAGCGCGGTCAGCGCGGCGTCGCCGGTGAACGGGCTGGCGATGATCTGGTGGCCGCCGCTCACCACCGCGGCCAGGGCCGGAGCGAGGTCCGGATCGCCGGTGCCGCCTTTCATCGGAGCGATGACGACGCCGAGGCCGGCGATCTGTTCCTGCGCCTTCAGCGCGACGCCGTTGCCGATGCTGCCCTTGTGGCGGGCGGTGAGGGTCAGCACTTCCTTGGCCGCGGACGCGGTTACCGGCAGGTCGGTCAGCTTGGCAATGGCGGCTTGAGCGTTGGCGGCGATCTTGGTCGGATCGTCGGTGGCGGCGACGGCCACATCGACGCGGACGGCGCCGATGAACAGGCTCAGCACGCCGGCGGCGGCGGCCGGGCCGCTGAAGGTGAAGGAACCGGAAGCGGCGGTGCCGGCGGCCGCGTCATCGACGCCGATGACGGTCAGCTGCAGGTAGGGGTTGGCGTTGATCGCGGCGCGCGCCATCAGGTGGGCGTTGGAGCCGCGGCCGAAGGCCTGAGCGGCTTGGTCGTCGCTGAACACATCCAGCGCGGCCAGCGCCGGCTGCGCGGCGGTGTCGGCCAGGCGCTGGCCGATCACCAGCACGCGCTGCGGATTGCCCGGCAGCGTGCGCACCGCCAGTTTAGTGTTGAACTCGAAGTATTTGCCCGGCTTGCGGATGGAGGCCGGAATCTGGTCGAAGCTGATGTTGGCGCTAGCCATAAGGAAAGGCTCCTGGTGTGGCGGTTGGGGAGGTGCCGCGCCGGTTGGCGCGGCGAGGGGAAAGCGGTTACTTGGGTTGCGGCGCGGGATTGGCGACCACGTCCTGGGCCTTGACGCCGGCAGAACCGGCCAGGCTGTAGTTGAGCTGAGTGCTCTGCCAGGTCTTGGCCGGGTCTTCCAGCCGGCCGCCGAAGGCGCGGAACAGCGCGTCCGGGTCGGCGTCGGTCTGCGGCGACGGCCAGTGGCCGTTGTCCAGCGCCTCGTCCAGCCAATAGGTGCTGAAGTCGCAGGCCACCAGGCTCCATGGCTGGCCGTCGCGCGGGGCCTGGCCCAGCGGTCGCACCTTTTCCGGCAGCAGCGGATTCACCGCCAGGCCGAAATCCTGCGAGGCTAGCAGGCGGCGCGCGGCGTAGACCAATTGCCAGACGCCGGCGCCGGCGTAGTTGGCGTCGGCTTGCAAGCGGTCGCCGACGATGACGGTGAACAGCGCGTTGGCCTTGTAGCGCAGACGCTGGCTGGCCTGAGGCTGGCTGGACGTGATGCCGCCGGCCACGGTCCACAGCGCCGGCAGCCTGGCCAGCGCCTGGGGATTGATGGTGGGGCTGGACTGGCCCGGGGTGAGCCGGCTGGCGTAGTCGCCGTGGGCCAGCTGCAGGCCGCACAGGGCGGTTTCGTCCAGGTCCGCCGCCACTTCGCGCACCATCCGGCCCATGCCTTGGCGCAGGCGGTCGGCGATGGCGGTTTGCACGGAAATCAGCATGGACATGGTCATTCCTTGGAACGATGGTGAGGATGGGGAGAGTGTGACGCCGGGCGGCGCCGGGGCTTAGCTGAGGGGTGTCAGTGCACTAGGCGCTTGAGCAGTTCGCCGGCCAGGGTGACCAGCAGCGCGGACAGGGCGCCGGATACCGCGCCGCTCTTGGCGGCCTGGATTTCGACGTCGCGTAGGCGGCCGTCCAGCTCTTCCAGTTTTTTGTCCTGTTTGGCGAGGTGGGCGACGATCATGTCAAGCTTGCCTTCTATGCGGCCCAGGGCCAGCAGGTTGTCGTGTTCCACGTGAAACCTCTCACTTCTCGGCCAGTTGCTGGCACAGCACGCAGCGGGTGCAGCTGGGGATGGCCGCCCGGCGGGGGCCGGGAATCGGATCGCCGCAGTCCTCGCAATGGCTGAGGCCGCTTTGGCGCCATTGTTCGAAGTGGCGGGCGAGCGCCTGCTCGCGGAATTCGGTTTCCAGCTCGCTGGCCCGGTCGAAGAAGTCGGTCATGGTGTGGGTTCCTGTTGAGGGTAGAGTTGTTTCAGGGCGACAAGGCGTTGCTCCAGTTGCTGGCACCAGGCGCCGTAGTCGGCGGCGTGGGCGAGGAGATCGGGCGCCGGTAGCCCGGCATCGGCGCCGGAGGCTTGGGCGGCAGCTCCAGCAGGTAGGGGCTGGGCGCCGGGCAGCTCGTCGGGATAGCCGAGGAGCTGGCGGTAGAGGCGCAGGCTGTCAGGGCCAAGGCCAGTAAAGCGGGGACCATCGTTGCGGGTGACATCGTCTATCCTTTGCGCTTGTCGCCGTTGTTGCGCTTGCAGCGCCTGCTGTTGTTCCAGCAGCCGGCTTTCCAGTTGATCGATGCGCTGGCGCCACTGCCGCTGCAATTCCATGGCCGCGGCCTGGCGTTGTTGTTGCGCGCGGCTGTCCGCCGATTGCATTTCGGCGACGGTGGCCTGCAGCTTGGTTTGCCAGTACTGGCGGCTCTGGCTGTGGCCCAGCGCGTAACCGCCGGCAGCGGCGAGCAGCGGCAGCAGCAGGCCGGAGCCCAGGCGCAGGAAGGAGGCGGGGATCATGTCCGGCTCCGGTCGCGATAGGCGGCGATCAGCCGCAGCGTGGCCGAGTAGCCGCCGACCACGCCCATATAGATCAGCCAGATGTCGGCTGTCAGCGTGCCGCGCCAGCCATTGACCAGAAACATGATGGTGGCCGCGGCGCAGGCGATATTGGCCCACAGCCGGCTGTGGCTGAGGCGGCGGCTGCGCGGATGGCGGAGCAGGTCGGCGAGGCGCATGCTCATTTCTCCAGTGACAGTTGGAAATGGGGTATCTCATGCAGCGGCGCTTCCAGCGTGCCGTGCCAGTACAAGCCCAAGGACTGGGCGATCCGCCCCATCACCTGCCAGTGAGGGTGGTCGATGTCGCAGATGGGCTTGCCGGCGTGCAGCGGCACCACGTCAAAGGCGCGGGCGGCGGGATTGCCGTGCAGCATCGCGTTGTGGGCCGATTCGCCGGGACGCGCGTAGGTGACGATGACGCCGGGCAGTTCCCGGCCCCGGCGGTACAACTGTTCCTGCTCGGCGGCCGAGCGCCAGGTGCAGATCAGCAATGGGTCCACGCCCTGGTCCCGGCACAGGCGCAGAAAGGTTTCAGCCAGCGGCTGCAGTTGCGGGTGCAGATCGGAAATGGCTCGGCTTGCCATGGGGTCTCCTTTGCCTGATGAAATGCGTTGCTCGGCCTGGGAGGCGGGTAGGCGGCCCTCGGCGGCGCCGTGCCGGGGGGTCAGTGCACTTCGTAATCGGCCGGCGGGGTTTTCAGCACGCGCCAGACCATGCGGTCGCTGAGGCGATAGCGCATCGCCAGTACGCCCACCGCCTCGTTGGCGCCGAGTCCTTCCACCAGCATCGCGTCGAAGTCGCGGATCATCTGCTGATTGCGCGCCTGGCGCAGCGCGGTGCTGCAGCGCGGGATATAGAGGATGTCGCCGCCGAAATGGCCGGTCAGCCGCTCGGCCGCCTCCTGGCCGATCACCTCCACCAGCGCGGCGAAGCGCAGCTGGCCTGCGCGGCTCTGGTTCTTGGAGAAAGGCAGGGTGGTGCCGCCCAGCGCCTGCACTAACTGCAAAGTGCGCGGCATGCCAATCAGCTGAGCGACCAGTTGCATGGTGGAGGGCAGAGCGGGATATTGCGCGGCGGTATTCATCACGTGAGCTCCTGAAAGCCCCTCTAAGGGCCTTGGCAGACAAATAGTTCTAAATGAGTTATAGTTTGAGCAAGGCTAAACCAGGGAGAGCCTGGGTTTTATGCAGGCAATTATTAGAACTACTGCGGTAGTTGAGTGCATATATTTTAGCACTTTTATAAGTATCATTGCTAATTAGTAGAACTACTTATGAAGTATGATTGCTATTGTATGCCTTGCTTTTGAACTAAACAAGCAACGGGATGTCACTACTTATGTCAGTTACATTCGACAAAATGACAATGCGATGGTAATCTGGGGCGCCGCTCCAACCGTGCATGACTTCCGATGGAGTTCCAAATGGAAAATTCGCAGCAACAGACCGATTTCCGGCAGCGCCTGGAACTATTGATCGGCAGCGAGAAGCCCTACGCTTGGGCGGCGCGCCACGGTCTCAACAAGGGGTCGTTCACCAATATGTGGTACAAGGGCGGCGTTCCGCGGGTCGGAACCGCGCAAAAGATCGCGGCCGGCAGCGGCTGCCGGGTCGAGTGGCTGCTGTACGGCGAGGGGCCGATGCAGGACGAGCGCGCGCAGGCGCAGGAGGCCGCGCAACCGGCCGAACTGCCGTCCTTGCCCGCGCGCGGCGACGCGGATGAGCACGAAATTCCTGCCGGAGTGCAAGATGAGTTCTGTTTCATCCCGCGTTATAACCTGAAGGCGTCGGCCGGCTTTGGAACCAGCGCCGCCGGCGAGCAGCCGATGTTCTATATGGCCTTCCGCCGTTATTGGGTGAAGAACTATTTGAACGCTTCGCCGCGCGATCTGGTGGTGATCAGCGTCAAGGGCGACAGCATGAGCGGCGTGCTGGAGGACCGGGACACCATCCTGGTCAATACGGCCGAGCGCAATCCCGGCGAAGGCCTGTTCGTGATCCGCATCGGCGATGACATCTTCGTCAAGCAGCTGCAACGCTTGCCCGGAGGCGCGGTGCAGGTGAAGAGCGCCAATCCCTTATATGAAACTTTCACCGTGGATCTGTCCCGCTCCGCCGGCGAGTTCGAGGTGATCGGACGGGTGGTGTGGTTCGGCCGGCAGATCGCCTGAGCGCGTCGGCGCGCATCCTGGCGCGCGCCGGGTTTCCCGGCTGCCGCCGTTGCGCGATCGATGCCCCCTTGCCGGGCCCGGCCAGACCCCGGCCGCTCCGTGCCGCCGGATCATCAGGTGTACACTAGAGGCTGACCAAGCAACGGAATTCATCATGCAAGACCATATCCGCGCCAGTCTGGGCGAAGCCAAGACCGCGCTCGACAATCTGTTGGCCAACCCGCAGGCGCTCGCCTCGGTGGAGGCGGCGGCGCAGGCCGTCATCGGCGCGCTCGAATCCGGTGGCCGCGTGTTTTCCTGCGGCAACGGCGGCTCGATGTGCGACGCGATGCATTTCGCCGAAGAACTCACCGGCCGTTACCGCGGCAACCGCCGCGGCATGGCGGCGATCGCGATCAGCGATTCCAGCCACATCAGCTGCGTCGGCAACGATTACGGCTACGACGAGATTTTCGCCCGCTATCTGGAAAGCCATGCCCGCGCCGGCGACGTGCTGATCGGCCTGAGCACCAGCGGCAACAGCCGCAACGTGATCCGCGCCGCCGAAGTGGCGCGCGAGCTGGGCGTCAAGGTGGTGATCCTGACCGGCCGCGCCGGCGCCAAGCTGGAGCCGCTGGCCGACGTCTACGTCAACACCCCGGGCGGCAGCTACGCCGACCGCGTGCAGGAACTGCACATCAAGGTGCTGCATATCCTGATCGAGCTGACCGAGCGGCACTTCTTCCCGGAAAACTACTGA